GCCTTCGATCTGCTTACTTGCTTCGGTCAACTGTGTTTTCAGACCATCACGCTCGGTTGTGATTGTCGCAAGATCACTTTTATGCTTCTCCACGTCTTTACCGTGTTCAGCCATGATCTTGTCAACCAGTTCATCGGTTGCGCTTTCACCTAACAACTTTTTCAAATCTTCACGTTTCATAATTACCAGTTCTCCTATACTCTCCATCCCTACGCTTTTTACGTGGTTGCCTCACTTGGTTGCCGCACCTTTTACGCATCGCGGATTGCGCCAGAGGGAAAACAAAAAACCGCCTGCTGACACACAAGTTTTTCAACTCGTACATCAGCAGGCGGTAAACTCTGCAATCCCTATTCGATTGCGATTAGTATAGCATAAGAAGGGAAGAAATTCAATCATTCAAAATGAGGTATTGAATTCCGACCAAAAAAGCCGTATAATATTTGTAGGTTCTGAGGTGGGAAGTCGCTTCCCACGCCGTTGAAAAACGGGAGATGACAAGTCGCGCAATGTCGTACGGAACCCGATCCGGTGAGACGGTGGGGCCAACCCAACGATCAAGGCCGGTTTTTTTATGGTTTTCGCCATCGCGATTTAGTTTCTCCTGACAACTCGTAAATGTAATTTTTCCCAACTCTGAACATTGTCCAAATCATTGATGATTGCTTCCCACTTCTGAAATTCAAAACCACATTTAGAAATGGTAAATCTTTTTCTCCAATGTGCACAATATGAGCAATATTAAATCCTGCTTTCTTCTGGGCGCGAGGTATTTTCTCAACAAAGAGCGGATTATTAATGGCTTTCAAAACCAAATCCTGGTTTTTCATTAACCAGTCAATATCTTCATCATGATCACGTTTAATATATGCTTTTCTATCTAGGTCAATTACTGTCTGGCTTGATTTAATAACATCCTTTCCATAAACTACTGAATAGTCAATAGGCTTACTAAATACTGTATCGGTCTCCACTGATTGAAGATCAAACAACTTCTCTTCCTGCGCTAGCCGCAAATCACGATCTACACTCTCAGGAGATACAAAGGCGGGAACTTGCTCCCTCTCATATTGCCGGTGCCATTTGATACCTTCTTTTTTGTATTGATCATCCATCTGCTTGATAAAGCCACGCATTTCGCCTTGCCATTGGCGCACCTTGCTCTTTTCATACTCAGTATCAAGGTTTGCCGCATCCAACGCCCCCGCTTGTCGTTTCCAATGTCTGATTTTTCGTTCAATCCCCCGCTGTACCTGCGTTGCTTCGTACACGCTCATTTCCTTGCCATTGTAGGTGACAGTTTTATTGGCATAGCTTTCTAGCTCGGCATCAGAATATATACGCTCTGAAATGCCCTCGAAAAATGGATAAAATGAATGTCTACAATTGACGCCATGCAAACCCTCTGCTGTACCATAGCCGGTTACAGTATAGAAGTTAGGATACTCAGTATCGTGCCTTGACCGGCTGTAAACTTTGCCCTGCCAGCTTTCGTGATTTCGCGGTCCCTCTCCAACGTTCCTCGCCCCAATATGTGCTGATACTTGCACCAAGTCTTGATTCATTTCGTCGGCCCGGGTAAGTTGCAAGTTTCCGGCTGTCTGCGATACACCGGTCAAAACGGTTCGGCGCATTGCTACGTCCAATTGGTCGCGTTTGCCGCTGGCGTAGTTGATCGTCTGCAAACCTTTACTAGCTACATCTTTGACCGCGTTTCGAATGGCACTAATGTAATCGAAGGCACCGCTTGAAACTTGCATATATGCTAAGTCGGCGGCTTGAATAAACAAATCTTGCGCACTGATCGCCGTGGTCATGGTCAAATTCCGCATGACATTGCCGGTTTTGCGAAGACCAGCAGCCAACACCTGTGCCATCGCCGGCGATAAATTCAACGGAAGCGGTTTCAAGCCGGCAGCCTTATAAATGGCATCGTCAAAAGTTGTCGCTCGAATACCGGCAGCTTTGAACAGCTTTTTTAGCTCTCGTTCGCTTTTTCCAGTGAGTTTGGACAACTCCTTGAGCGCATGATCATATACTCGACCGCTCTCGATCATCCGTTGTAACTGCCAGGCTGCCATGCTGGTCATATCCATGCCAACCAAACGCCGGGCAATGTCATTGATTACAGATTGTAAATAGCGTTCATACAGTTCAAGGATCGGATCACTGAGCGAATCAATCTGGTCGAAGGTGAGCATTTACTCAGCCGGTTTTATTGCATGACGGGTTTCTTCGACTTCCACAAACTGAAAGGGCTCTACAGTAATTGTGACTCTCTGATTAAGAATCGGGTTTACTCCCAAATATCTCAAAAAATCAATCACTTTGGGATCGTTAAATTGGATTTTTTCTATAGGTTTTTGCTCATTCATTATGCACCTCCAAACAAATCTTCTTCTTGTTCAGCTTGCAATTCAGTATTCGCTTCGATCACTTTTGCTCGTGCAGTTTCCTCGTTTTCGTTGAAGTGCTTCATGCGGAACTCCACCTTTCCCATTAGCCGTTCGCGAACAAGCTGCAAATCCTGTGAAAACTGCGCATTTTTGTCCACAAGCACACTGTCATCGAACTGCATTGATACTGAGTATGCTCCTGCCGGCGCTAGTCTTCCAATCGTCGCCCAGACATCCATTGCATAAATCAACGTTTCCAATGCAGTCTGCAATGCCTTCTGAGTTCCAACAATTGTTACATAGGTTCGCTGCCGGCTGATCTTGATTTCTGTCGCCGTTTTGACCTGGATCGCCGGATCGCTGATCGTGCCGTATGCCAAACCACAGGCATACTCGATTTTCTTCAGCACCGCATCCAGACCAGCGCGAATTGACGCTTCCCGAAATTCCGGGCTCCATTCTTCAAAGAGGTCTTCATTGGCATTTCCGGAAGTATTCAGCGCCCGGTAAAGTCGTTTATCTGGCAGGATTGGATTGCCTGTTTTCTCGTCCTTTTTGAACGCCAGTGTATCTACATAAAGCGCACGCTTGCCACTTTCAAACTCCCAAAGAAGATTTGACCATATTTCATCAGCTTGTTTGATTAAATCAACCGCACGACTGTACCCACTCACACCCAGCGGGGACGTGGTATCAATCGTATTGGCCAACGGAAACTTGAAATACGCAAATAACGGACGATCAACGTCGGTGATATACGCTTCCGGCTGAAGCTCTGCCCACCTTGCAACTGATGACAACTCGACCGACGAGCCAAGCGTATCACGGCTCGTTGATTGATAAGCCTTGTTGACAACCCGATACTGAGTATCCGAATAGTCGTGATGTTCCAAGCGAGTATAGTATTTGTCGCCAATTTTTTCCTGATCTACAAACACGGCTGCTAGCAGATCGCCGTTGCTGTCAAATCGCACCGGATAAAACTGATCAGCCTGGATAAAATCGACTGCTAGCCGTGGTCCGTCAATATACGGTTTGAAAACCAACCCCCCCTTTGCAATCCCATATTCGATTTCTGTTTGAAGCTTGTCCAAAACTATCCGGTCGAATTCTGCTTTTAAAAATTCCCCCCGCTTGCTGCCCTCGATGATTACATCCATCTCGATAGTCACCGTAGCTGCCAGTTCCGCAGCAATCGCCGACGCTAGATTAAGGCTTTGAACGGTTCTACTCAACCAGGGCGATTTATTTTCATACATCCGCGCCCAAAGGTTGATTGCTTCCAACATCACGGGGCTGGTTAAAGGCTCAATCCCCAGCATCTTTTGAATGACTTCTTTTCCAAACATCTTGCTCCAAACTCCCTTCACCCAGGTAAAAAACGAATCTAATACCATCCCTACTGCCCTCTCCGACGCCAGATTAGATTAGTTGCATAACGGACCGCATCGATTGCATGATTATTTTTATCCGGGTATTGACTGATAAAATTGCCATCCTTATCCATCTCATATTCATAGTTGGAAAATTCTTCAGCCGAATACGGCGCCCGCTCGGGATCAATAACGATTTTCACCAGCGATTGCAGCCATTTCATACTGTATTTCACGCTCTCCGGTCCTTTCTCAGCCGGTCGAGAAGAAGCGCCATACTCCCTGAAATCGGCGACGCTCTTTGGCTCGGCACTGTCACAAATCAGTAGATCATCAGGCAACAACCCGTACCTAACCAAATCGT